CGTCTAGAAACTTACGCAACTCTATCTCAGCATCTTCCATAGCCTCAGTAAACGGCAAGACGCTTGTGACAAGCCCTTCTATGCTTGTACCTACTACGTTTAGCGAGTCTTGCATATTGGCAAATGTGTCAAGCATGATAGAGTTAAACACGGTCATAGATGTGTCTGCGTCTTTTATCAATCGCTGCGCTTGGAAACGACCAACCACATCGAAGAAGACCATTGATGCGCCCGCTCGGTTGACAAGCATGGCGACTGCCATAGCCATCAGAGCAAGAAGACCCCAAGGACCGTTTAGAGCAAAACCAGTCTCAATTATCAAAATACATCCACTCCACCTACTGCCTTACGGCTCACTACATATTAGGCTAATACTAAGTGTCTGATAAATCTTGTTGCTGACGCTTTCTTGCTTCCCGCCTAGCATTTCTGCGCGCTACAACGTCTTTTGCATCATCTCCGGTCAATCTAGGTAGTCCCGCCGCACCCGGAGTTTTCTTAGAAGCCTTACTATGCGCTTCTGCTATAGCATCGTTCATATCTATGGCTATGTGCATATCTAATTCCATCAACCACTTTCCGCCTTCTTGGTTGTATTTTAACCAAAGGTCAGAAGGAAGAACGCCTTTAAACGCCATGCAAAGTGAGGGTGCCACCCTCACGAACTCAAAAAATTAACTGCACCTTCCTCATCGTCACCACGGACAAATGATAGGATAGGAAGCAACTCTTCAACAGTAAATAGATTTACATCAAAACTTTCATCAAGTACACACGGAGCAAGCCAATTGTCTATTTGTGACTGTAGCCCTGCGCCTTCTTCATCAAGAGCCTCAGAGAATGCCATGTTAGTTTCTTCATCCCATTCAGTAGGGTCGCCCTTATCACCAAACTTTCTAAAGACCTTAGCCTGTGCGTTACTAATCTTTAGTTTCTCTATACCAGATGCTTGTCGCACCCAAACCTTGCTTCCATCGTCTAACTCAAACTCTTTTTTCTTGACCGGCATTTTTTCTCCACTTCCTTCTCTCTTTAATCTGTGTTGGTTGTTTCGCTTCTCTCAACAGTCTTACTGACCCATCCTCTTTAATTTCCCATGTTCCTAATGAGTTATTAAAGGTTTTGGATGCGCCAGTCCTAGCCATAGCGCAAAACCCACTTAGGCTACGTCATACCAAACAACGGTAAGCATTTTACCTGCGCTACCGTTGCTTAGATTTGCGCTGATGATAACATCGTTGTTAGCAATAGCGGCTCGTAGCGCAGTTTGCATAGCAGTAGCGCCTCCATAGAATGTACTTACTTTTAACTTAGTTTTATCTGTAATAGTTACTCCGCCGTCAAATGCCATCTAATCAGTCCTCCTTCTTAGCAGCCTTCTTTTTAGGTGCTGCTTTCTTTGCCTTCTTAACTGGCTTGGGCTTCTCCATAAGTCCTATAGGAAGCGATTGTACCGCTGCAAGAACCTCAGAGACTTCCATAGCCTCTAATTCATCCATCATCTCATCGGGTATTAGTCTTCCCAATTCGTATAACCAAAGTCTGTCTACCATCTAACCACCACCTTAATATGCACTGGTCTGTAGATTGCTACCCTTCATCTTTACGGTAATTGCCTTTTGCGCCCCCGTAGCCTTTGAGTCGTAGAAGGCTTGGAAACCTACAGACATTCTAGCAGGGTCACGACCACTTACGGAAGCCGTGGGTGCTTCAAACCTAATGTTGTAAAGGTCAATTTCTACAAACTCAGTTGTGGCTAGAGTACCCGCACCCGTAAACTTCAACTTAAGAGCAGGTGTACCCTGTCCTCTGTGTATTTTGTGAACCTCTGTTGCAGTAGCCAAGTCTTGGTAAGAAGGCTCACCTGCGGCAGTTGTGTCATCCGAGTATAGAATCTCGTTAAACTCCATTGTTCCGGTAATTTCCCTAGTCCTTGATGGTGGCTGTCTAGTAATGGTGTTAGACCCTACTGCGTAAGCCGAATCAAGGTCACGGTTAATGTTTATCTCAAGAGACACCGACCTAATCTTGGTGGATTTATTTGCAGCACCGTCTACAAACAACTCGGCTTCTGCAAAGTGTAGGGCGTCAACCTCATTTCCTGAATAAGAGAACGAAGTCTGAATTGCAGTAGGTGCTACCTCTGCTTGTCCTAGGAAGTCTACCGAAGCCATCACGTACTCGTTTAAGTTTGCGCTAAGAGAAAGCCTTGTAGCAGTCATACCCGTAAAGGTGTGTTCCTTAGACTCTCTACCAACCCTAATAGTGTAAGATGGGTAAGTTTCGGTAGAAAGGGTTGGCTCTTCAAAGATGTGCTTCTTGCTGCCACCTATAGTAGCCAAGGGGGTAGTAATTACTGCCCCACCGACTTTAGGGCTTGCGTTTAGTAAAGCGGCAAGACCAAAGAAGTCGTTTGCTACATGTAGTGAAACTTGGCTCTTACCAGTACCGGGGATAGTAATGTATCCGTAAACTCTACCGGGTTCGATACCGTTTGCTTGATTTTCATACTGCACACATACCGTGTTATCAACAACAGTCCCCATAGCGGCGGGAGTAGTAAAAGTGCTGTCTGCTTTGTAAGTAGTTACGCCTGTTAGTTTGTGCGCTCCTGCGTTTATTCCTGTGTACTTAAAGTAAGTACCGGAAGTAGTGCTAGAAGCGTCGGGCGCACCTAGTATTCCGTATCCGGGGTTGGTTGCGGATACTGTGACCCCTGCGTGTTTTCCCCAAACTTCTGATGTAACTGCATTGTCTGTAAGAACTATTTCTTCTGAACCGTTTGTACCGCTAAGGTCATTACCACCATTTAATTCTGACTCAGCGCCGTTACGAACCTGCCAGTAGCCAATCTTGTCAACTCCGTCATTTCCGCCGTCATCGGTAATTGCTCCTGTACCTGCGATGTATCCGTATCCCCTACCTGCAAAGGTAATCTCATCGTAAAAAGATGAGTGAACTTTCTTGGTGAAGAAAGACCCAAGTATTTCACCCATAAAGTCGTCAGGCTGTACTGCTAGGTTTATTGAACCTTCCGTGTATCGGGTGTTTGTAACTGCCTTAGATGCAACCTGCCTTGCCATATCTGACCTAACTAGAAGGTCGAACGTAGCCTTAAAGGACTCATCGTCAACTTCTCCAAATGTTTGCGTTCCTGACGGTTCTGTACCGTATGTTGTTTCTTTTTCTAGTGAAACGTATCTATTCAACCATTCTGCTCCTGCCATAGGAATACCTCTACTCCGACGTAGCCAATGTGTGATGTATAAACATTACCTTCGGGTCATCTTTATTCTGCGCCTATATGTCAGATTTAATTCGTGTACGCACACAGTTTCGTCATCATCTAGTTTTGTGTCTAAATTCATATTGTAACTGTCTAGACTGTCAGTAGTGCCTCGCAGTCCTGTATTTACATACAGTTCGTCAAACACCTCACCCATAATATTTAAACCGAGCCTATAACAGTCTTCGTAGTTAGTCCCTTTTGTTGTAACAAAAATACCTATAGTATATAGTTGTTCTATCTGCGAGCCTCCTAAAGCATCAAAAGAAGGCGAGGATATATTCTGAAACATTACATGTATTGATGGTGTAGGTATTCTGTTTATCATCTGCGAAGACAAATCATAACCATATACCATAGAAGAATCAGATACAAACTTTTTAATATAAGGTCTATTGGATTCTTTTAGTGTATCAATAACTGATATACCCATGCGAGCCAACGTGTCCTGCGCAAAGTCGGATAGCATTAGTTCCTCTGGGTTAAACGCACCAAACTTGCTGTAGTATATAGAAAACCAGTTGACTGAGCCGCTAGTATTACCAAACGACGCTGTTGCACTACTTGTGCTTGCGCCCGCCACAGAATAAAAAGCGTCGTTACCATCAGTATCGCGCAGAATCTCATGCGTGTATAGTTTGGCGTTACCGGCTGAATCCATTGTAAGTCTTAGCATTAAAGGTACTGAGTTGTCCTCAGAAAGATTTAAATCTAAGTCATTGATAGTTACAGTGGCCGCGCCGACTAAATCCAACTGTGTATTGTTTCCCTTGCTCTTGACCTGCACCAGTTTGGTTCCGTTATCAAGGGTCATAAGGACCGCACCAGAGTCGGGAGCCGTGTTGTAAGATAGCATAGCAATCATAGTCATGCTAGTAGCATGTCCTATACTGTACGTGCTGTTAGTAATGACCCACGCGCCACCAGAAGCAGAACCCCCGCTACCTGTAAAAGCGTCGCTTACATTTGGCCCTGCCGGGTCTGCGGGGTCCTCTCCGCGTATTCTAGCGTTAAAAAACTGATTCTTACTTGCTACTGCCATTAAAAATCCTCCAATCCCATTTGTCCAGATTTCATTACTTCACTTTCTCTCATTTGCTCAATCTCTCTTTGCAAGTCTTGTTGCTTATTGTTTAGTTGATTAATTACTTCTCGTTGGAAGTGAGCAATACTACGAAGACCTCTAAATCCACGCCTTTGTATTTTAGGGGCGGGTTTACCTCTTCTTTTCATACCGGCACCATAACCCTTCATAGCATAAAGAACCTTACCCATTCTTTCTTGTTTTTTCTTCCAATCTGCGCCGGTAACTCCATCTGTAACAAAGCCGCCAGTACCAGAGGGGTCACTAATCACGCCTGTTACCTCAAATGGCCCCTGAGTATTTTCATATATCTGTGTCAGAGAAATATCACTTTTAGTCATACTTCTTGCCCTAATACCAGATGGTGGCTGTCTAAGTGTTGATTTTCTTGTTGCCGGGTCTAGATTTTCATCTCTGTCGTAAGAACCTGCAACATACTCTATTCTATCTTTTAATGCAAATCTAAAGCCATAACCCAAAGAGCGACCAATTAATTCTGGTGCAGAACCTCCGCTACCCCGTCTAGGATTGCCTCGACTCATGGGTGACATAGAAGCGCCTAGTCTTTCTTTGACTGTTTCACCAGATATTCTAGCATCAGTATCATCTGCTGCTCTTTTCAAACATTTTTTAATAAATTCTCTTGATTTTTTATTAGCGGTTTGTGCTATACCATGAATTCCTTTATTAACTTCTTCCTTGTCAAAAGAAAGAGAAAACTCAGAATCATTACCAGTAATTGTAGTTTGTCCTGTTGCCATCTGTACGATTCTAGTAGTCATAACATCACCTTAGTCCACAGAGCCAAGATGTGCCAACCTACGCAAATTCATAGTCCCTCTTTCTCTGAGCATATTTCCTCTAATGCTGTCGCCACCACTAAAGAACGTACCCTCATCTTCCATGTAGTATGCGGCTGCCAAATCACCACACACTTCTCTAAGCACGTGTGCCATCTCTCCTTGTTGTACTGCAACACCCGATAAGTGGTCTGCGCTAATTCCAGTGACTCCTGTAAGGTCGTTGGTACTCTTACCTGTCCATGCAAACGAATCACCGTCTATATTGCCGTTTCCGGCGTTGCTAAAGCCCGTTCCTGACGTTAGGGTTATCGTGGTAGCCCCTGCCGCTACCGCGCCGTCTAGCGTTGTCTCAGCAGTCTCTCTTGACGGTACATCTCTACCATAGTCTCTAAACTCTTGGTCGATGTCTATACTGGCTCTGCGGATAGAAGAAGTTAGTCTACTGGCCGCAGCGGTGCGCTGTGCGCTGTTTAGGCCCAATCTTTGGCCGACATCAATTGAAGAGCAGTAGGACGCCATTTAGTATCACCATAATTGTTATTGCGTAAAGCATACGCTTCTGTGTTCGCTTGTATGAAGCGAGTGATTCTTCAAGGTTTTCAATGGTGTTTTCTAATCTTGATAGTTTAGACTCAACCCATTTAAACCAAGCAGCGGCCATGCGCCCACTCATTCTGCTTCCTCAAGGCGGGCTATCAACTCGGCCTTTATGCCGCTAGTAGATAATCCTTTCTCCTTGAGTAACTCTTTGAGTTCTGCTACCTTGTACTCGGAGTAAACTTTTTCTATTACGGCAATATGTTCTTCTGCCTCTTCTAGTTTATCCTTACCTTCCTTAGCAGCGTCTAGCAACTCATCTAGAGTTATCTCTCCGTCTGCCGCCATCATCTTGTATTTTCTGTATCCCCAAGCCGCTAAACCTAACAAGGCACCACCGGCTACTATAACCATCTCAATATCATCAAAAATACTGGATGAAGCCGCTTCTACGCAGTCTGCTATGCAATCTCCTACTGTTGTATTATTTTCACTCATTTTTCTCACCTATCGTATATTATTTGTTTTACGGCTGACAATGGTATTACTGTAAAGTGTCTACTATCACCGGGCCGATAAAGTTTGTAGCCATGAGGTGTCTCTTCAATGTTTACCTTTGTGTATGATTTTTCAGGCGGGGTATAGACAATTTTTCCTAATCTGTGTGCCATATTATCACATTTCCACTATGATTCAACGGCGAATTATTGCTCCGATTTTTTCCAAAATCCATCGCGCAAATCCATCCACATCAGTCATCTTCTGGTTCCTCTTCTTCAACCAAAGTCATTTCAGAATTGCGGTTAGCAACCTGTTGTGATATTTCAGTAATATCGCGCTTTAGACTTGACATTATCATATCTATATCGTTTATTGCCTTTTCCATCACACGCATATATACTAACCTATCGGTAGCAACCTGCTTCATCATATCCATTTCACTCATCTCTTCACTCATAATTTTTCCACACCCTAAGTGTATATAAGTATTATGTCATCCAAGAGGGTTTCGTAGGAAAGTTAGCCAGTGCTTCTGCCGCAGTATCGTGGTCTTGCGGAAGTGTAAGCAGGGCCGTCCTATATGTCGCTAACTCATTCTTTTGCGTTTGTGTCAGTGCCGCATACGCAAGCGTCAATTGATACTTGTCCATCTGCAATAGTGCGGTATCTCTTATTCCTCTTAATTCATCCCAATTCATGTTATCACCTATATGTCAAACGTCACCCATAACTGTGCATTAACGTGTTCTACGTCAATGGGGCTACCATCAGTCCTCTGTATTTGTATTATATCGCCTGCCACGAAATCTATATTACTTGCATCACTTAATACTGATACATCCACTAATATATTGTAATTGTTTGTAGTACCGATTCTGTTAAGATTGGCGAAATTTATATCCATATTTACTGATGCCGTAACCCCGCCAGTATTAATCTTATGTATTGTCCATGTGTCAGTACCGCTAGTAGCGAGAGTCTGTCCATAAAAACCAAACATAATTTGCATAACTTGACCCGCATGAGGCATTGCATAATTACTCGGATTGGCGCTTGATGAACCACCAACAACCGAACGAAGATAAACCGCACTCGTACCCATGCTTTGCCTGTCGTAGTAGTAGTAAGTCATGGTGTTGAAAGAGGCTCTGCTACTAGACCTGATACCCTCACTTGCTATGAGTTTGTCAGTATACATATCGTCTTGCGCTCTTATGTCACCGTTTACATCTAGTTTGTAGGAAGGTGTAGTATCGTTTATTCCGACATTACCATCACCTTGAATAAACATTCTAGTTGAAGGACTTGTCCCCGATGGGTCAGTCTTGAAGGCAAACTGTCCCCCTCTACCCGAAGCATCTGATACGGCCTCAATCTGCGCGGTTATTCCTGCGCCGGAAGAGTCGGCGTTGTAAAACTCAATTCGTCCAAAGGCAGTATCATCGGGATATGATGTGTTGCTGTTTCTCAATCGCATTACTGCCGCGCCTGTTCCAGTTTCTTTTATCTCAAAGAGTGTATCAGGACTCGTAGTACCTATTCCGACATTACCACCTGCTTTAATAGTCATGGCTTCCAAAGCCGCATTGTTAGAAGCCGCACCATCAGTAGAACCCGATACAAAGAAACCCATGTCTGCTACATTACCAAAGTAACTACCATTATCCGGTCTTACTGCCGAGCGCATACCTATGCGCCCGCTTATACCATCTCCACCACTTGTGCTATCCGATTGGTCAAAGATTATCTCGCCTGTTATTTGGTTTTCGGTAAGTGCAGTATCCGTGTTTGATAGTCTAATGACAGAAGTAGAAGCAGATGCTACATCTAATAATGAAGCAGGACTCGTAGTGCCTATACCTAATTTGTGAGTTACCGCGACAATTGAATTAGAACCATCCCCACTGTCTCTTATCCTCAGAGCCTCATAACCTGTCTCGGTTCCCGTACCGTTTTTATCCACCATAAAGGTGTGTTGGCCCGACCACCCACCAGTGCTTCCTCTTGAATAGTAGACCATCTCATCGAAGGGCGAGCCATCATTGCTGGTGGTGGCGAATATCCTCTTGTGTCTAGCATTTGAGTTGGCAGTTTGAATGGTGATACCTGTGGCATCCTTCAACTCCAGTTCCTCTGCATACATACCCCCTGTTGTGTAGATACCACCTTGACTGACATCGAATATACTCAAGTCTATCGTTTGTGACACAGCGAAGTCAGTCCAAGCATTACTACTGTAGCCAAGTATGGCATCGTGCCCTGTGTCATCGGTGTCAAGAAGCCATGTGTCTAACAATACCCAAGAGGCATTCTGCTCGCTCATGGTCATGTAAGTCTCTAGGTTGTTGTTCGCATTCGACACATACACCTGCAAGGCAGCACCGGAATACGTGCCTCCGTCTTTTATCCTCAATTCATCGAAAACGGGAGTGGAGAAGAAGTTGTAGGCGAATACCTGTATGCTGTTCCCACTACCAAAGAAGTGCGTGGCATTGAGCCTACAAGAACCATGCCTACTGCTATCGACATCGTTGATTAGGAACTCACCGAATGCTCTTTGTGTGGCACCTACGGCATCTCGACCTTTGACTACAGCGAATGTGTACCAGCCAACAGCCAAGTCACCACTTTGCTGTTTACCACCACCATAGTCCAAACTGCCGTTTTGTAGATTCAATCCGGTGGCGGTGATTGTGCCAGCAACTTCTAACTTCGTAGCCGGACTCGTAGTGCCTATTCCTAAATTACCCGATGAATCAAATCTTGCCTTTTCAACTGCATTCAATCTGAATGATATACCATCATAAGCAGATATAGCGAGGCCGTCAGGGTTAGCACCGCTATGGTCTTGCACTGTGATTGACGGTTGATTAGTATTCAGGAATCCTTCACGGAAGAATATACCTGCACCTGCACCTGCTTCGTATGCGTCAATCAACACACTACCCTCGACATGGAGTTTCGCATCGGGACTTGAAGTGCCTATTCCTACACGATTTGTGGAAGAATCCGCGAATAGCAGATTATCGCTAGTACCATCGAATCTGAAATCAAAATGAGATTCGTTGTTCACGTTAGCCTGAATTCCCGCCTTGTTGAATCTCACGACCTCTTTGTTTGACGAGTCATAAACCACTTTGAACAGCATCATTCCTGCTGTACCCTCTCCCGTATCAGGGTCGGCATCCTGAATGAAGGACTGGATAAAGGCGTATTCCTCGTCGGTTCCGGCATCATTCTTACCTCTGAAAATTATGTTACCGAGGAAATCGGCAGCCGCACCCGTAGCATTTCTATAAAGAACCAAATCCGGTGCGGCTGAATTACTTGTATCCGTACTCTCGAGAAGAAGTGTATCAGATACTCCCGTAGTTGAAACATGAAGAGGCGCACTAGGACTCGTAGTGCCTATTCCGACCTTGCCCTCTGAATCTATACGCATCCTCTCATTGGATGCAGTGTCATCATCATCGTCTATGGCGGAAGTGAAGAATACCAAGTCTCCACCCTTATCTCCTGTGCCGTGGTCTTCAGCAGCATAAGCGGCGATACCAGCGGATGCCTCTGTTGCTTGTGAAGGGGCATTACCGTCTTTGGAATCGAAGCCAATCGCACCGAGTAAATCGCCGTCAGCAGTGCTTGTATCGTTTCTTATAATTGTTAAACCGTCATTGAAATCACCGGCGTTGTGATAGAGTGTTAGAGTAGTCAATGGATGTAATCCACCATTGTTAATCGCTAACTTACCATCCATGAATGTCATACCACAAGTGTTTGTCGTGTCATCATCTTGGTCTGTAGGTGAATACCTGAACTCCATGTATCCCCCTTTATCGTCCACACTGTGGTCTTCCCTTGCCTTAGCGACAATAGCAGCAGATGCCTCAAGCACACTGCTTGCTACATTGCCATCAGTCGAATCGAAACCGATGCCACCAAGAACATCATTCTGTGCAGTTGATGTGTCTGCTCTGACAACCATTATTCCGTTGTCACCATCAGCACCAGTATGGTCAACCTGTAGTTTATTCAACGGACTCGTAGTTGCTATTCCGACATTTCCATCACCTGTGATTCTCATCTTCTCAGTTGGGTCAGCACCGGCGGAGGCATCAGTCTGCGTGTAGAAAGCCGCATCCACCTTACGACTGTAATTCAAATCGGGTGACTTGACTGCGGCTAGGCCAACCCACTTCTTCAACTCATTACCCGAACCGCTAGACAATGCTAGTTTGATACCCGCACCAAAGTTTCCTAAACCACTTGCCTGTGGGTTCGGCCTATTCCTCAATTCTGTAATCCATTCTATCGCGTCTGAATCATTAACGGATGCTGATATTGCATTACCTGAGCCATCTTGCGTGATTTTTAACACGCTTTGGTCGTCATCTGCATGGTCGTTGTGCATCTCGACCATAGGTTGAGATGTGTAGTCTGCGTGTATGTTTCGATAGAACAGAGCCGTTCTCCTGTTATTTGAGTGTCTATTCACAAGTGCGGCGTAGTTATCACTTCCTTCATCTGCATAGATGGCGTAGTCGCCGGAATCATCGGGTGGGCCAGTAACATGAAGTTTATGGCCGGGGCTGTCAGTACCTATTCCGACCTTACCATCTGATTTCAAAATCATCTTATCTAAATTGTGTATTCTGAATCTTATATCTTGACCGTCTTCTGCATTGAGGAATGTTCTCCCATCTGCGTATTGAAGTAAGGCGTAGCCTCCGGCATTGAATTTGTCAAGATGGCCGAAAGCGGCATAGTCGCTATGACCAGAATGCCCTATGGCCGCCCTGCCATGATATGCTATTGCGTCAGTATTTTTCATATGCTCTAGCGTTCCATCAGATGTAATTCTCATTCTTTCGGCATTACCCGAACCAGCATTGTTAGTGAAGAAAACCAAGTCTCCCTTAGCCCATCCGCTAGCCGTTCTAGTGTTGTATGTGGCTGAGATGGCGGCTACGGCAACGGGGTTTCCGTTTGAGGGGTTATCGTCATCATCTTCGTGAGTCGAGAAAACGATATGTGGCGACCAATTGTTATTCGTATTGTCTGTATTGTGAAGGGCAAGCCCTATGTCCTGTGCATACCAATTCGTGTTAGCATCATCAGCATGGATTACCTGTTGAACCGCTCTTTGGTTGCTACTTGTCAGATATATTCCATTTTGGACTTCATAGGCAGTTGTTCCAACATGGAGTTTAGCGGCGGGTGCAGTAGTTCCTATTCCGACCTTACCATCACCTGTAAATCTATACTTTTCTGTTCCATTATTTTTGAGAATTAGGTCTTTATCATCTTGATTACCCCAATCCAGATAAGCATGATTTCCAGAGTCATATAATCCCAATTTGAAACTAACTTGCCCACCATCTTGAGTCATCCAAATCATAGGGTTGTGGCTTTCTGTATCATTCTCTATATCTGCTTCAATCTTTAGAGTTACATCACCTGTACCCGATACTAGATGAAGCATAGTATCGGGGCCGCTTACCGTAGCACCCCCATCTCTTGTAAATGGGAATGCTCCTATTCCTAGTTTATTGGTTACTAGGACATTATCTTCTTTTATTGTTAATTCTGTATGGTAATCAGTAGCGCCTCCACTCTCAGTTTCTACTCTAAAGTTGATTGACCCACCGTCACCATCTTGGTCTATGAATGAAGCGGCCGTTCTATGGAAAGTTAGAGCATTAGCCGCAAGTGTACTGTAATTACCTGCTTGCATACCGGACTGTATTGTACCATTCACATTCAATAGATTTTCGGGTATGTTAGTATTTATTCCTATCTTACCATCATTTAATATTCTCATTCTTTCTGTGTTATTAGTCCCTAGTAGCATCGGTTTATTCTCATAGTTCCATAGATACAATTCCATGCCCGTTCCATTATTTATTCCAAGCCAAGAACCCTGAGTATTACCTGTTCCTGTATGGTCGCTTTGTAGGCCGATGGCAGCGTAGCCTCCGCCCCCATCATCATATAGAGTCAGTTTTTGATTAGAGCCAAGTGTGCTTGTGCCTATTCCGACATTTCCTGAGAAGTAGTTCTTGGTTTCACCAGTAATATACACCCCGTAGTTGTTAGTCACTTGGGCGGAGTCTGTTATCGAGGAATTACCGTAGTATAGATAGGAGTTTGTCACCGATACCGTACCCTCACCAGATGAGGCTACATTGTGGTCGAAAACTGACTCAAATACTCTTGCATCCCCTGTGGTTATATTGGCGTTGCTTCTACCACTATTACCATCTCTGGTTCCGCTAATATCTATCTCTGCGGCACAACCATGAAGCGCACCGGTGTTCGTACTTCTATTGTTATGCACAGAAGAATGAGCGCGAAGCCCATAGGCGTTAGATACAACACCAGCATCTTGGATGCTAAAAGCACCATAGACACCCATTAAGTTGGAAACGGTATTATCGGCAGTCTCATCTGATACACCGTAGCCATAAACCCCTGCTAGATTCGTAGTGTTTGAAGTTGAGGCACTACTTCTCTCTGATTCGGTATAGGAATATATTCCATACAAAGCATCAGCATCAGCCGCGCTCTTTTGCCTTGTATTCACCCAAATACCATAGGGTCTGTGCTCATGACTGGTATCTCCACCTGTGGCAGAAGTCTCCAAATCAATATAGAGGCCACCTTGCTCCCTATCACCACTAGATGTTGAACCACTACCCGATAAATCAATATTAATGTCCATAGCAAAGGCATTACCACCTATCCCATCTAACGCAGGGTTGGTAACTGCGTGATAGATAGTGAGAGGAGAAGAAGGAGTAGTGTCTCCTATTCCGACCTTACCATCAGCCTTGACAGTAAGATGGGGTGTAGATAGAGTTCCACTCGACCCGCCCCTTATGTTCACATCACCGTATGCGTTATGCAGACCTAGTG